ACATTACCTTCAAGTCAAGGTATTAACGCGCCGGGCTATCGAGTTTCGATTGCATCCACAACAACATATTATCTAATTGCTCGATGTGGCTTTAGTACAGGCGCCGCTACTTGTAATGGCGGATTGTATGCTCGTCGTAGATCATAATGATTGACTAATCCGATAAACCGATCTATAAATCTATATTTGTAGAAAGGTTTACCGGATGTCAACTAAAGATGAGTTAATTAGTCGTTTAAAACAAAGAAAATACTTAGGTGATGGCCTATACGCCCATTTTGACGGATACCATATCGTGCTTACCGCACCGAGAGAAAATGGCGATCATTATGTATCATTAGAACCGGAAGTATTAAACGCTCTTGATATTTACCGAGATCAAGTAGAGCGTATTTGCAATCGCGTAAGGGAATTAGCATGAACCAAGAATTACAAAAATTATCTATTCGTACTCTAAAGAAATTAAGAAAATTAAATCGACGTAATCATAATCGCGCAAACCTTGATTTATTAAAAACAGTCGTTAAATATAAACAAGACGTATTTTTTGATAAACACCAAGTTTTATTTATTAAACCAAAAGGGATGAACAATGGAACAAGACCAATTAATAACGGCGTTAAATAATGATCTCGCTCAAGCGAGAGGGCAAGTAGATATATTTGCTGCGAAACACTCTGCCGCTAATCAAGCGCTCGGCGAAATAATGACGGGTAACGTTAATCTACGCGCGGATGTTCTTTTATTGCAGTATAAACTCCAACAAGTATCTGACGGCAATTCGGGGTTATTAGCTAATATCCGCGCCCTTGAGGAACAACTTAAAAATGCTGCGCCCGATGCCGCTACACAAATTATTGAATTGAATAACCAAATAGCTAAATTGACCGAAGATAATACGAGAATGGGTAGAGTCATAGAGGCTATGTCACGTAAAATAATTAGCTTAGGTGGCGCAGTTGAGGAAGAAAAGCCCGTAGAGACAGACGTTCAACAAGAGGCGGATGCCGCGGCCTAATGCCTTTACCTTTTGAGTTTGACTTTAAGAATCCGGATTACATTAAAGTTTTTCAATGGCGGATTGATCGCCTTGTAAAAATCCGAGGTAATCCGGAAGCATTGCCAGCACTAAAAAAGTTCTATCGTGACAACCCCGCTCAATTTATAATTGATTGGGGCGTAACTTCCGATCCTCGAAATGTCGAGCGCGGTTTGCCTACCCTTGCACCTTTTCTCTTATTTCCTCGTCAAGAAGAATGGGTGCATTGGTTTGTTGATCGCTGGAAAAGCCAAGAACCGGGCATTACTGATAAATCACGCGAGATGGGTTTAAGCTGGTTAACCGTGGCATTGTCCGCGACGATATGTTTATTTAACGATGGCGTTGTTGTTGGTTTCGGTTCACGTAAGGAAGAATATGTCGATAAGAAAGGCGACCCTAAGTCTTTATTATATAAGGTTCGGCAATTTATTGCGCATTTACCCCAAGATTTCCGAGGTACGTGGGACGAACGGCGAGATGCGCCTTATATGCGGGTTTATTTTCCTGACACGCAGTCGATCATCACGGGGGAAGCCGGAGACGGCATTGGACGTGGCGACCGTACTAGCTTTTACATTGTGGATGAGAGCGCGTGGCTGCCTCGACCTGAACTCGTGGAAGCCTCCCTTTCCCAAACCACTAACTGCCGACACGATATTTCCACCCCCCGCGGCATGAATAATCCGTTTGCCCGAAAGCGGTTCGGCGGCAAAGTTAAAGTGTTTACATTCCATTGGCGCGACGATCCCCGTAAGGATGACGAATGGTATCAAAAGAAATGTCACGATATTGATGATCCGGTCGTCATTGCCCAAGAAATCGATCTTAACTATAGCGCCTCGGTCGAAGGTATTTTAATTCCTTCCGTATGGGTTCAATCGGCAATTGATGCCCACGTAAAATTAGGTATTCAGCCCTCGGGCATACGAAAAGCCGGTCTTGATATTGCCGACGAAGGGATCGACAAGAACGCCCTTTGCGGTCGTCATGGCATTGTGGTCGATTACCTCGAGATGTGGTCGGGAAAGGGTGGTGACATTTATAATACGGTTGAAAAAGCTTTTTCCTTAGCTGACGTTCTCGAGTATCAGAACATCGATTATGATGCAGACGGTCTTGGCGCGGGGGTGAGAGGGGATGCTCGAATGATTAATACTAACCGAATAGCCAACGGTAGACCGACTATTAATTTTGAACCGTTCCGCGGATCGGGCGCGGTAGTTGATCCGACCGCCGACCCATTTAAAGCGTCAAACGAAACTAAAGACGGTTTAAGAGGTCGAACGAACGAAGACTTATTCGCTAATGCTAAAGCGCAGGCTTGGTGGGCATTGCGTCGTCGTTTCCAATTGACCTACCGGGCGGTTGTTGAAGGATTGCCGTACGATAAAGACGATATTATTTCTATTGCAAGCAGTGTTAATGATATTCGTAGTTTAATTATCGAATTGTCACAACCTACGTATTCCCAAAATGCCGTCGGTAAAATTGTCGTTGATAAAATGCCAGACGGAACGAGATCGCCAAATAAAGCAGATGCGGTTATGATAGCTTTTGCACCAATCAAACGAAAACCTGCGGGGTTCTTTACATGATTAATAGATTCTTGGATAAGTTTAAGAAGCCAATAGCGGCGCCAATAGAACCAAAGAAAGAACGTCCTAGGCAATTCAGCACCGATTCGCACCCACAAGAAATACAAGCGCAACGTCTTGAGGAAATGCTCGAACGTACCTTTAGTAAATCACTTACAAAAGAAATGCGCGTCGTGTTGGATCAAGCCGAGAAAAATACCGGTTTCGCTATGGATTCCTCAAGCCCGCTAAAACGGCAGTTCGTTAACCCGGACGTAATCCCCCAAGGTCAATTATTGTGGTATGCCAATCAAACATTTTTGGGATACCAAATCTGCGCCATGCTTTCACAGAATTGGTTAATATCGAAGTGTTGCTTAATGCCAGCCGAGGATTCGACACGAAACGGATATGAAGTGACCGTGAATGATGGTAACGAAGTAGAAGCGGACGTATTAGACGAAATTAGAAAAGCGGACGTTAAGTATCATGTTAATAAAAATTTAATTCAATTCCTGCAAATGGGACGCATATTCGGCATTCGAATTGCTATGTTTAAGATCGAATCGGAAGATTCGGACTACTATTACAAACCATTTAATCCAGACGGCGTTACGCCCGGAAGCTATAAGGGAATCTCACAAATCGATCCATATTGGATTACTCCGCAACTCGATACCGCAGACGCGGGCGACCCGTCGTCAATCAATTTCTATGAGCCTACATGGTGGAATATCGCCGGTAAGCTAGTCCACCGAACACATTTAATTGTGTATAGAACCGAGGAAGTCCCGGACGTGCTTAAGCCAACATACGTTTATGGCGGTATTCCAATTCCTCAAAAGATCGTGGAACGAGTTTATGCTGCGGAGCGTACCGCTAACGAAGCGCCAATGCTTGCCCTTACAAAACGTACCGACGTTATTAATGTCGATCTTGCTCAAGCAACCGCGAATGAGATCAGTTTCGCTAAACGTATACAGCAATGGGTTTTCAATCGTGACAACTATGGGATAAAAGCATTAGGGCTTGAAGAAAAAATGCAACAATTCGATACGACTCTTACCGATCTCGATGCGGTCATTATGACGCAATACCAACTTGTCGCGGCTGCCGCTAACGTTCCGTCAGTTAAGCTATTAGGAACGTCGCCAAAGGGCTTTAACACGACGGGAGAATTCGAGGAGTCTAATTATCACGAAATGTTAGAAAGCTTGCAGACGCACGCCTTGACGCCTTTACTTGAACGTCACCACTTGTTATTGATTCGCTCTGAAATTGCGCCAAAATTCAATATCGAACCTTTCAATACGACAGTTACTTGGAAACCACTCGACGCCATGACTGCTAAAGAGTTAGCCGAGCTTAATAAGATGAAAGCCGAAACCGGTGGGCTATTGATGAATGCCGGAGCGATCGACGGTATGGACGAGCGCCAACGCGTGATTAACGATCCAGAAAGCGGGTATACTGGTTTAGTGGACGAAATGCCTATTGAAGAAATACTAAGTGATCCTAACGAGGGCTAATCATGCCAAAGTCACCCCCATTAACTAAGCGTAAAAGAAGATGGGCTAAAAATAGAGACATAACATTGAAAGGCAATACTTTACGATATAATGCTGCGCAACAGGAAAGATACGCAAAAGAA